GCACCTGCTGAGTAGCGTTGCATACTTGCAGCCATCTTTGATGCAGGAATGATGTATTCACTCTCTCCAGCCTCTCCTATTAGTCCGAGAGTAGGTCTTGTAGCCATGCCTCCAGTAGAGAAAGGCTTAATACCATTTCCGAAATAAGCACCTTGAGCTGCGACAGCTACTTTAGGAAGATCTGAAACTGAACCTTTAGTAACACCTCCACCTCCAAAAGGAATCTTATCTATTGCGCTTAAAATTGCTTTTTGAAGAATTATTTGAGCTATTTGTTTTAATATTCCTGACAATGATTCACTTAATGATTTCGTTCCATCAATTAAACCTTGTATTGCACTTGTAAGTCCTGTTGCAATTGTGTCTTTTATTTTAGTCCACATCTCAAGTTGTTTTTTTAATCGTTCTTCTTCTACAAGAGTCTTTTCAAGTCTTTCTTCTTGGATGTCACTTAGTTTAAGCCCTTCGTCAGTTATTTCTTTTCTTATTTTAGCAACTTGTTGATCTATTTTAAATTCATTTCCTTTACCTTTTAATGATGCTCTTAAAAATTCAATGTTTTTCTCATTACCTTTAAGCTTGTGATCTAATAAAAGACCAGCATTTTCTTCTGCTATTTCGTTTTTTGCCATCAAATCAGAAGTGCCTTTCAATAAATTCAAAAGTTTTTGTGCTGATTTAATTTCTTCATTCTTTTTCTCAAGAGAGGCTTCAATTGCTTTTGTTTTTTTATTTTCTTCTATTATTGCTTCTGCTTGAGAAGGAAATAAAGCTCCACCGCCTTTTAAGAAATCAAATTCTTTTGGAGGTTCAAAAGCACCTCTACTAGCCGTTAATTGTTTTTGTAATGCTGCTCTTTCACTTTCTAATCTATTAAGTTCAGATCTTGCACCTCCTTCTGCATCAACTTTAAATTCTCTGTTTAAAATCTTTTCACTTAATTCTCCTTCCGTTGTCATAACGCTTCCACCACTAAATAATTTTGGAAATCTATTCTTTAAAGCATCATGGATATTATTAAATAACTGTGCAAAACCAGACTGTAATCGTAAACCAAATCGACTAAAACCACCTTGTATATTTTGCATTGTCGTCCCAAAACGCTTAAGAGATTCAACACCTTGATTACCTATAACTAAAGACATTGACTTGGTTGCTTCAGCTAAAGCAGCTTGCTTGCCTTGTGTTTCTTCTATTATTTGGATTCTTCTAGCTTCTTCTGTTCCTAAAATCCCTATTTTTTCGACCAACTTTCCAATATCCATTGTTAATGGATTAAGTGCTTGACCTAATTCAGTTACACCTTGAACTGCTTGTGATATTTGAGATATAGCTGCTGTAGCTGCAATCGAACCAGCAAAGCCTCCGCCAGGACTTCTTGCTTCACCAATACCACCACCTAAAGCACCAGCAATAGCTTGAAGTGGGCCTCCTCCAAATAAGAAAGGAAAACCACCACCAATTAATGCACTTTGAGTTACTCGACCTCTTCTACCTGCTCTAAATTGTTGTCTTTGTTGCTTTTTATTTAAAGAGCTTAATTCTTTATCAACTTCTTTATTAGTTGCTCTGGCAAGTTCTAATTCTTTTTGTTGAAGTTGTACATCTGATTCTGATAATTTATTTTTTAATTTTTGTTTTGTAACTTCAGCAATACTTGAATCATTAATCCTAGATAAAAGTTGTAATCGTTTATCTTCTGCTTTATTTAAGTCTGATGCAAATCTTTCTTTTTGCCTAAAGGCATCCATGCTATCTAACTTAGTAGCTGGCCCTTTAGCAGCAGCTTCTATTTTGCTAGATTGACCTTTTAATTGACCTTCTTCTAATACACGATTAACTCTTGATATTTGTTCTTCAAGTTTTCTAAAACTTGCACCTCCAAGTTCTACTTTAGCTTTTAAAGCTTCTAATCTACCAATATAGTTATCTAAACCATTAATTGATTTTGCAACTTTTCCGTCATCAAATTCACCTATTGTTGTTCCTACTAAATCCTCAACACCTGTTCTCGTAAATCTTTTATCTGGTGTTCCGTCTTTCTTTAAACGCTGCTCTGGGAACTGTGCTAATTCATCAACAGCTCTATTCCTTTGTACCTTATATAAAGCTTGCTCCCCTCTTAAAGTTGCTTGTAATGTAGAAGTATATTCTTTATTGGTACGAGATAAACTATTTAATCTTTCTTGTAAAGCAGAAACTTGTGTTGTTATTTTTCGGCTAGAACCTGTAAATTTATTTTGAGCACCGTCAACCGTTGCTAAAGATCTAACGTACTCATTTAATTCTTCATTAGCTTTATTTAGAGCTGCTGTATATCTTCTAGTCTGAGCACTTGCTTTATCACCAGCAGTACGATCTTGGTTAGTGCTTAAATTTAAACCTGTTCCTTTTACTCTTCTGGTAGATGCCCTAACTTTATTAAACTTTAAAGCTGTTCTATTTATTGCTTGTTGCTTTTTAAAAATACTTGTAAAAAGCTTTTCTACTTTTTTTAATGAATTTAAACCTGTGGTAACTATTTCTACTACTGTTTGAATTTTGCTTGCCACGACCTTTTCTTTAACTCAACCCATCTTACCTCTGTCTTTTGATTTTTTGCATTTCTTTCTCTTGCTCTTCGTTAAGCACTTGAAAATAAGCTGACCATCCCAATATTTCTTCTACAGTCATTTGACGTATTTCACTTAACGATTTTCCTAACTCCTTAGCAATACCAAACTGAAGCATTAATAAATTATCTTTTCGTAGCTCCTGACTTAATCCTTTGGGTCTAGTGGTTCCTCATCGTCTGAGATAACAGCCAACATCAACTTTTGTAGATCAGCATCCTTAACCTCATTCTTTAAAACATCTATTTCACCTAAAGCAAATAGCCTTTGACCATTTTCATCTTGAGCCTTTGTCATCAAAAGTCTTAAAGCAAACTCATTTGCATCATCAGATTTAGCTCCTTTTTGTGCTCTTTCTCTTTCTGCCATTGTTAAAGGAGTCACCCACATTTCAAATACCGTTCCATCAGATAATTCAACTTCTCTTTTTGTAGCTTCTAAGTTAGCAGCTTTTTTTAAACGATCTATTGCTCTTAATGGTGAGCGTGATGCTCTAGAACTTGATGACATAGTAAAAAATTATATGAAATTATTCTAGCGTAATAAACAATAAAAAACCCTGCTAAAGAGCAGGGTTCTTGGAACATTCCGATTCCGTTCTTATTATGAACGACTAAAATCAAATGTTGGTACTCCAGCAGGACGGAAAGCAACTGTTACTGCTTGTGCATCATCAGGAGTAACACCTAAAGAAGCAGAAGTTAATGTTGCGTCAAAGCTGATAAAACGACTAAGAGTATCACTTACCGTTCCACCACTAAATACACGGTCTGTATAAAGCTTAAATGCTGCACCAACTTGTTGACGCTGAAGAACATCTTCAATCATGCGGTTAGAAAGAGAAGCATCTTCGTTTGTCATGTAAGCAGTTGCACTACCTGAACCATCACCAAATCCAGCAATGTACTTTCTAAATGGAACGTACTGACCAGGATCACCACCAATTGTAGTTACATCAATTTCAGCTCTTTCAATTTCAAAAGACCACTCGCTGACTTGACTGACATTTTCAAAAGCAGCATAAGCAACTTGAAACTCATTAGGAGCTGCGGCTGTTCCAACATCAGTTAAATCAACAGCAGAACCACCAGCAGAAGCAGATACTTTTAATGCTCCTGTTGTTGCTGTATAAAGAATAACGTAATAAGTCGTACCAGCACTTAATCCAGCAGGTAAGGTTCCTGTTCCTGATCCACCTGTAGAAGAATCAATCACACTAAACTTAACTGGATCTCCAACCTTAAGATTCAAGTAAGTTTCAACAACCATTGTTTCAGTACCAATGGTTACATCACCAGTACCGAAGGTTCCTGTTGTTCCTGCTGGTGTGTAGTAGAGAGCACCTGATGTGCCAGATAAACATGTAACGGCCATGAGGCTGCTTGTAAATTTATCTATAGATTAGCGTGT